CGGCGATATAGTTGTCATAACCACGTCCACGCGTAAGGATGTCGACAACTTCAATTGTACCAGGAACTGCAGCTGCTTCTATTGTCGTATTTGCAATAACAGGAATATAGTTCGTTGTGGCAAACTTTTCGTACTGTGTTTTTGTTACACTGTACATATACTTCCAAATGTAGTTGTCACCGGTTACAATTGGATCTGTCTGTTTTACTGATGGAGCAACAGTAGAATTTACCTGTACGGTTGTGTTACTAGCATTAAACAAACATTTAAAAACATTATATTCCGTACCAGCATCTACGACCGTGTAGAACTTCTTTGTATAGAGATCACCATCTGTGTGGTCATACTTGTAATAAAAAGTATTCGACGACCAAATATGCTTTGGAATAACATGTACTACATCATCGGTAGAGATTCTCTTTGCAAAGATCATGTTATCGTAGACATCAAGACTTGTCGACTTGATACTATTATTTGGCGTAGTAAGAATTGCGTCACTGCCAGGATATGGAGTGTGTTTACCTGCAAACACAAAGTAATCGTTATTAGCAAAAGTGTTCACAAAACTTGCGGCACTTTCAACATTAAAATTTGTTGTTACAAGCTTCTGAGTAACCGACATTTATTCCTCGACCATCTTTGTTAAATAGTGGCCCGATGTAGATGCACCACTAGCAGTTGTATTAGATGTTATATTTATAGGGGTTCCACCAACTGTTGTCGCCAGTTTAACAGTACTGCCTGATGTTTGTACAACATAATAGTTAGTATTATTAGCAAGACCTTGAACAATAGTATTTGCAGTTGCGGTGGCGTATTTTACAATATCACCATTTGCAAATGGGTTTGGTGTAACGCCGGTGTTGATCGTTTCATTCACAGAACTTACAGCCGTCGCAGAGTTAAACTGGACTTCTTGGCCTGTCGCAATCTCTGAGAGTTCTACCGTTACCGAATCTTCCTCGACGATCAGAGCCGAACCAAAGAACTTAGTACCTGCAGTGTGCATAACCTTCTTGAACATATCGGCATAGCGATCGACCGAGATCTTCGACAGAATCTCATAAGAATACTCTTGATAGTAATCACCGTCATGGACATACATGTCTTCGGACAGGAAGCCCTTAGAGCTCTTGTAGTAACCTTGGCCAATACCATGACCATCGATTACAACCTTGACCGAACCGGATCTTTCACCGTCTGCAGATGTGTACTGTAGAACGTCACCGTTCGAGTAACCGATACCAGAGTCTACGATCTGTAAAGCAGTGATCTGGCCGTTTGCAGTGATAACGTTTGCTTCGATATCTGCATTCAGACCGATTGGATATAGAACGTTTAGATCTTCTGCGACACCGACTACATTTGCAGATGCACCAGAGAAGTCACCGATCATAGTCGTGCCTGCTTTGAAGGTGTTCTCGAATGTAAGTCTCTTCACACGTACGACCGATGTATTGGCAGACTTGACAATACCCTTGGCCGTCGATGTTACTTGATACAGAGCAATGTTAGATACATTGGCACTGACATATGGGTTTGAATACGAGTGCAGTGTATTTGTTGTAAGCGTGCCGGTGTTACCATACACACGAACGAATCCATTTGCACCGACAGTATAGATCGACTGAACCGTTACGTTCACAACCGGCGAGCTGTTCACATATAGACGATCGCCTGGTAGGAATCCAGGAAGAGTCGAGAATGTATGTGATTCAAGTGATGCCGATGCAGCGTTGATTGCCTTGGCCGATCCACCACGTGTATCCGAGAGTTTAAATCCAACGGTGTTCGCGCTGACAATATAGTATGCAGTGTTATTTGCTAGACCGGCAATGACAGTATTTGCCGCCGGTGTACGATAGATTACTCTTTGGTTATTTGCAAACTCATTAGCATACTTGACAATGTTGTGACCGTTTGCAGCCGGGTTATAGTATCTCAGGAAGTGACCTGGGCCACCTGGGTTCAGAGCAGTAATATCTACGTTCGCACCACCAGCAGTTTCAGACAGAGCAAGGCCGGTTGTGTTTGCGTATCTTACGTAATACAGTGCATTGTTCGTCAGACCGGCTACAGCAGTGTTACCGGCACCGGTAATGTATCTTACCTGTTGGCCATTTGCAAACAGTGTATTTGCAGTTGCAATACTGATAAAGTCCGATGTTCCATTCACAGCAGTGTTTGAGTCAAACGATGCAACATTTGATGCCTGTGTGATATTAATGTTTGCGCCACCTGCAGTAGATGATAGCGTAATACCGGTCGAGTTCGATGTAGCTACATAATAGTATGCGCTATTTGACAGACCCGACAGTGCAGTGTTACCGTTGTTGGTATAGTAACGCACATATGTATTTGCAGGATAGATGACATCTGCTGCTGATATTGCAATAAAATCAGTATTGGAGTTTACACTATCGGTTGTATTGAACACAGAAGAATTAGATACGTACAGAATGAAATCGTTTCCACTCTGGATCTCGTCGTCAACGTTTACAGTTATAACCTTCTCGTTGAATGTGTTGCTATAAGCACCATCATCAACCTTTAGATCATAGTATACGAGATTGGCAAGTGTCTGATTCACCTTCTCACCGACAGCAAATATGCCGACTGCATCTGAAATATTGATTACAAAGTCTTTGCGATCAAATGCCGAGATATATGGCTGATAGGCCAGGACGTATGGATCGACGTTATAACCAGCACCTGGGTCGACACCTGATAGCGAACCAATTGTACCAATTGTGAACTTGTTGAATGACAGGCAAGAGAAGATCGTATTCTTCGAATCGCCCTGTGGATTCTTTGGGAATCCAAATGCAGCGGCTGTCACAGGAAGAGCAGCGTATGCTTGGTTTGCCTGAGTCAGTGTTGTGTATACGGCAACTGCACCGATCGATGTATTCACCGTCGGGTTGATATACTTTACAATATTGCTATTTGCATATGTAGTAACGTTTGCAGTACCGCCTGTGTTACTAAAGTAACTATGGTTGTCCTTGGTTCTCAGTACACCAGTTGCAGTTTCAAATACCGTGCCGTGGGCAAGCTTGTACAGATAGTGACCTGCTTCATTCACCTTGTTGTTAGCAAATGTAGAGAAGTTAGTCGAGTTGATCTGGTCGTACTTACGGTATGGATACGAAAGAACTACGCCGGTGCTATCTGCAAAAGCAACATAATAGTAGTCGCCATCATAAAGACCGGTAAGAGCCGTGTTGCCACTGTCTACTTGGTACTTAACAATGTCACCAATTGTAAACTTAGAGTTGGCAGTCGGAAGAGTAATGAATCCTGTTGCAGCATTCACAGAACTGTTGGCATTGAATCCGATCTTATTGATTTCTTGATAGACACGGTTACCAACGTCAAAGCCGGTGCTTGAAGTAACAGTAAGAGTCACACGATCATAGTCGAGTGTTCCTACGCCATTGGCAGAGATTAGATCTGTACCGATGAAGATGTCTTCGGTATCACCGAGCGTTCCTACGTTAAACTGTGCACCGGATCCAAAGCTAGTTGATAGTGGGATCGCACTGGTGTTAGTTGTCTGTGTAAGAAGACGGGCATACTGTGATGCTACATAGTCACCGCCGGCATTCGATGTCGTATATGTAACGATCGTTGCCTTAGATGTATTAGCATCTGTATAGATCTGATCTGTTTCGGCAAAATAACCTTTCAAAGGAATGAAAGTCAGATTGCCTGTACCGGTTCCTGAGTCGTGTGAAACAGTTAACAGAAGGCCCTCAGCGACCTTCTTATTGGCACTATCATAACGATAGATTCGACTACTGAGTGGAAGTGCATTGTTATTAGCAGAAGAATATTTTAGTGTATTAATATACTTTTTAATCTCATATACGCCAACGGTCAGATCTACCATGGCTACATTAGCAGAGATAGAAGGATTGTTAGTTACTTCAAGTCTTTCGCCTATTGGAAACACGCCATCTGCCGAAGTAAGAACAAGAGTGTTGCCTGTACCTGCCGCTGTGATGCTTTGAATTACACCGGTACCGACAATAGCAGATGTATTCTTGTACAGAACATCTTGTCCTACCTGAAGTGTTCCGATCTGGTCTTGTACTGTTACGGTGTAGGTCTGAGGAATGCCCATGACCTTACCGCCAATCGTTCTGTCTTCAACCGTGTTGGCGTAGAACGTGATGGTATTACCAGTTGTATAGTATGTCGCAGTATTTGTAAACGCGCCATTTACATGTGAGATCATTACAGTGCCGTTGGCACCCATCTGATCTAGATCGATAATCTTACCGGCACCGACAACATTGCCGCCAGAGTATCTAGAAACAACGGCACCGATTGAAAGGTTTGCAGTAGCACTGGTAAATGTGGCGTTAACGATCGGCTCGATTGCTTGTTCGAACAAGCGGAAGTATTGATCGCTGTTTGTATTGGCTACAACATTCTCTAGCGAGATTACCTTTTCAGAGATAATTGATTCGGCGTCTAGCGTATAACCATAACCACCATCAATAAAGATGAAGTCAACAATGCCGGTTGCTTCACTGACAGACTCGACGCGTGCTAATCCACCTAGACCGTTCGTTGTACCAACAAATGTAACAATATCACCAACATTGAACTCACGGCTTCTGTCCTGCAGAATAACTCTATTAACAGAGCCAACAAGTTTAGCTCTCTTGGCTCTATCAAAGATTGGTGTATTATTAACGTTCAGACCGATCAGTTCACCGTTCTGGAACAGACCGGTGCGGTTACTGATATAAAGTAGATCTACGTATCCGGCACTTGTACGGCGGCGAATAAACTTCTCTACGAAAGCCTTTGCGCCGGAGATAGCACCGATGATCTGTTTGCCTACATAGTCTACATTGTAGCGACTGTGTGTAACTTCGAGATATTCTGGTCTTTCCCAAAGACCGTCTGACACACGAAGAATGTTATCGGCAGGATAACGAACCTCGGCTGATGTACCGTATACCAGTTTGAAAAACAGGTCGATTGAACGTTCTGTACCCTTGGAACGATATAGATCCAAAGAGTTCTTTACAAGAAGTTCTTTATTTGTCGCCGTATCGAACTGGATGTTCTTTAGATATTTTTCTTTGAATTGCAGAATGAACTCATCTACAGTAGTATCAATGTCTCTGTAGTCTGGAAGCTTGCGCGCCTGATAGGTGACATTGTTTGCAGCCTCCATCCACTCATAGTATGCCTTGACAAAGGCAATAAACTGTGGTCCCTCTTCCTTATAGAAAGAAGGAAATTGGTTCTCTACGAGAGGAGAAATGAGTGATTCTATTTTCTTCATTATTCTCTAATCTGTTCGATTGTGATGTTCACGTCTGGTTCAATGATATTTAGTATCACATTCTGGATCGCCGTAATATCACGTGATCTTGGTTCAGCATAGATCTTAAGTGACGTCCCTGAATAATTCTGAATATTAAAGTTGTTCAGTCTTACAACACCGGTGTCATAGTCCACTGTACCGATATCAACAATCTTCTTATGATTGGCGCCGACAGGTGTTACGATTCTTACAACACCGTCACCGTTATCCTCAAGAACGCAGTTCTGAATTCCAGTGTATGTGAATGTTGTGGATGTGATTCCATGCACGTCAATGATAGGATGTTCATCGCCCAATAGAGGAATCTCTTGAGTCAGTGGATTTTTGAAGTCAACTGTCAGGTTCAAAGGAATATTCAGTTGAGGTGTAAGATATTTTACAAGCAGAACATCTGTTTCGTTACTGATGATTGCATTGTCCGTAGCATCAACAGCCTGGACAAGCTTAGAGTATCTAAACGTTCTTGCAAAGCTGTTTAGATTCGTTGATGCATAGTTAAGGATAGAGTCGATAACATATGTACGAATGTCTTCAGGATTCAATCCAGTACGGTTGATGTTGTACCTTACCGTACTGTCGATCTTTAGGTATGTATAGTCTGGTGTGACAAACAGCGGTTCCATGGCAACAGATGAACGTGAGCGAAGGAATCTTCTGTACTCTTCTTGTTTGATCTGTGGAAGACCATCGACATCTGTAAGATCGACTGAAACAAAGATACGACCATATTGTGGAGGTGTTGCATCCTCGCCGCCATATGCAGTAACAGCATTAATCTCTGGGTAGTTTGCCTTCAGCAGGTTCTCATAGTCTTCTGCTGTAACTGCACGTTCCTGTGTAGTGAAGGCACGTGGAGCGTTGTACTTAATTGAGTTAAGATCCTCGGCAACGGCACCATCTGCTGCGGCTTTAAGAGTTGTGATAGCTACGTTAGCTTCGTTATCTATCCGACCCGCATTGATGAATCTAAAAGCACCGTTAGGAAGTTCGCCGTTTGATACTCGATATTCGATGATTACGATAGCGTTATTCTTTGGCTTACGACCAACAACACCATCACCAAATACTACTTCGTATAGATCACCCACGCCCGGTTGAAGGAAGAACACTTTAGAGTTCTCATCGTAACCGAATAGAGAGGTTGCACGCGAGTACTCGAGGTTAACAGAACCGTTATCCTCTAAAACTGTTACGACAACGCTCGAGATGTCTACGTTCTTATTATTAATCTTAAACACAAGAGGGTTACTATAGTTTACGGCATACGTATCACTCAGGTAGTTACCTTCGTATACTGTAATCGTATCACTGACAAAGGAACCATTTGCTTTGTTTGTGATTACCAGGTTTTGCGTAGTGCTAAATGTAAATGAGTAGTCGTCGACACGAGAGATGAAGGCAGTACCTTTAGGTACAACAATCGAGTTTTTATTAGGATCTGTTGGTGTAACTGTTATGCGAAGATCTGCTTTAGAAGATGTAAAGGATCTTGGAAGGTAGTTTAGTTCCTTGGCATGTGAGATTACACTATCACGGAGTTTGGCAGAATCCAGAAACATTTCGTTTCCGACCATGTTTAGATAGAATGCATTCTGATATGTATTGTATGCAAGAACATCCAACAGAACAGATAGGTTACTGCCTTCAAAATCATAGTCTTGGAATTCATCCTGCTCAGACAGATATGTCTTGAGAGATGTTTTAATTGAATCAAAGTCCAATTGTGTTAAAGCTATACTTGAATTTGCAGCCATTATCTTGCTCTATACAGTGTTAAATTGAGTGTGATAGGATTAGCACTATTTATTACTTCAAAATAGATGTATATGTCATACGAATGTCTTGATTCGTTTGCCTGTACAACAATATCAATCACACGTGCTCTTGGTTCATATATGCGAATGGTTTCATCAATAGTCTTTTTGATCTGCTCTGAAATTATATCAGACATGTTTTCAAATAATAGACTGTTAATTCTACTGCCGATCTCCGGCTGAAACATCCTATCATATTTCTCGGTAAGAATTAGATTGCGGATCGAACGCTTCACAGCCTCTTCGTTGGTGTATTTGGCCAAACGTTTATTCTGTGGGTGAACATTGAAGTTCGAATAGAAGTCACTATAATAGGGCTTCCTGTCAGAAGCTACACTGGTTCTAGTAATCTTATCAATTCTTGTGACGTCTACCATCTAAAACTCTTTTACTTTTATTTATTCGACGTATACGACGTCGACGCAATCTGGAAGCAAGTTCTCGATTAAAGATCCAAAACTAAATATCGGTGGCAAGATGATCCTTAACACATCACACTCAGTCAGTGGATTCTTGCCAGAAAGGATATCTGCCACTCTTTTGATAATCTTCAAGATCTTACCGACAATAGGAAACTGCTGTAAGATATAGCCAGGAGCCTTTGCCATGATATCGTTGATCTTGACGATCAAACCACCCTTGAAGAATCTACGAGCCTTCTGAATAAACTCCTTGAAGGCATCTTCCAGTTCATGAAAGATATCTTCCTTCATGACAATGTCTCTCTTGTTTGTATCAACATCGATCAGATCACCGAGCGTTCCGATCAGCGGAATACGTATTGCCAAGATTGTTTCAATGGCTTCATCTAAGATCTTTTGACCAAGATCCTCAGCTGCTTTACCAGATAGGACATCTTCCTTGGCTTTCTTGATCTTCGCCTTATACTCTGCAACCATCTTATCAAAAGCTTGTTCAACAGTGACAGTAGGATCCACGGCAGCTGTAATCAGATCATAGATCGGTTTACCAATAATTGGAATAACCTTCACTGCTTTTGCAATAGCATTAGCCACAGATCCAATAAAGTCATTAATAAGTTCGTTAAACCAGTTCTTTACCTTATGCCATACTTCTTCTGCTTCAAGATCCGGCGCCTTAATTCCTAGACTTCCATCATACTTAGAATCGATGCCGAGGAACTTCTTTACCTCTTCAAGATCTTCTTTAAGAGCAGCCTTTATCTTTTTTTGGCCATCCTTTGTGAACATATCAATAATCAAAGGATCGTACTTGTATGGATTGCCTTTATCATCAACTAGCGTTGCTGTTCCAATAAAAGGAATAGGAACTATAAAAGGATTAGGAACACCAAGAAGCTTGGCAACATCTAGAAGGATCTCTACAATACTTTTCTTAAAGTATTCTTCGATGTCTTTACCAAGTTCACGTGCTCGATATCTGTACTCAAGTTCTTTTGATTTCAGTTTATCAAATGGCTTTGTTGTTATAGAGTCAACTGGCAGCATTACCTCTTCAATAGCAAGAACGGCAGCAATAACAGCCAATGAACAATCATCGTCACCAGCAGCAGATAGGTTAAGTCTGCCCATTGTTCTACCAATGTTCTTAAAGTATGCGTTTAATTCTTTCTTTCCAATTTTGCCGTCTGGTGGGCATTCCAACTTCGGAATCTTTGGAAGCGCAATAGTAATCGTCATCCATTAATCCCGATTACGGTCCCTTGGATATTCACCACGCCATTTGCTGATTTTATATTAATATCCTTATCAGCTACAATCTCAATCTTGCCATCGGCAGCTATAATCTGTAAACCGCCTTTGACAACAGAAATTTTATGATCTTCCATCGTGACGCTTACAGAATCTTTCATTGATTTTGTAATGATAGTTCCATCAGGAAAGATCTCTACATAAGATCCAGACTTATGATATACGTGAATGCGTTCGGCTTTTGGCGTATCATCTAACTCTAGAACGTGGCCACTCTCGGTTGTTATAGTTTTATTGTACGGATATTTTGCGGCGTATTTGGTTTCTTCTTCGTGCAATCCGGTAATGTAATCTTTCTGTACAGGACCCACACCTCTGGCATAACTTGATACCGAGTGGTTGCTGTCGTCTACTGCATAAGGAAAGCTACCGATGATATAAGACAGTTTAGAGTCGACTCTGAACCCAAACACTTTAGAGTCCAGGTTAAGGCCTACTGCAGACGTTCCTATTCCCTTTGCATTTGCACCGGTTGTAGGCATTACAATATGACACCAAAATAGATTGGCATTGGATTCTACCGAGTGACCGATAAGTTCTTTTACCTTGACACGACCCATCTTCATTGGATCATCAATGTCAACAACTTCGCCCTGGAACCAACGTTCAATATCCATTCATAATTCCTTTATGCAGTAGTAGCTCTTGGAGCATTACCACCGTAACCATCTTTTACAATCTCTAGTCCCTGCATATACTCTGCACCCTCACCGAATGTTAATACGTGATGGCACTTCGTTACCAAATAGTTACCAGCAACCATTGTATTAGTATCGACATGCGGTCTATCCTGCCCTAGCG